ACAGCAAGGGGCATCAATACAGCGGCCTTTTTTGTTCCGATAGAACGTTGACGGGCCATTTTCACCAAAAAAGGTTATGGTGTCGCTATCGGGTTCAAGTACAGCCCGTTTTGTAGTTGTATCGTATAAGATCCAATCACCCACATTTATCACCGCTTGTGATTGTGAACACCTAGAACGGAATTTTGAGCGCATTTTTTTAAGCATTTTGATCCTCAAGCAATATTTTTTTAAGAAAAGGGATTGCATAGCCCGTTAAATTGGACAATTCCTTAAGGGTTAAATTGGGGTTTTGATCATAGATTCGCTTGATATCCTCATATGACAAGCCATTGATTGAGCGTTTTAAAGTATAGGCCATTGTTTTCCCCTTATTTAACTAGAACGTCAAAATATGCCAGCATCAATGCCAGCGCAGCACAAAAAAGCGCAATGCCTACAATTGCTTCAATAATTACAGTTTTCATTTGACAAGCTCCAAAGTGTTCTGGGTGTTGACGCAAACAATGGAATAACCCAAAGCTTGAATGTCTTTAAGGGCTTGCGATGAGAGGGTTTTTGTACCAGCAATACGGGCAAACAACATAGCAGCCTGGCACAAAGGATAGGCAAGGGTATTGCCATATTGTGAGCGGATTTCAATTTGTATTTTCATATGAACACCTATTAAGAACCTAGGAACCGCCTAGTCGGTATCAAGATATTAACGTATGACAGCACAAAAAAGCATAGGGACAAACCCTAATAAACGTTTGATTCTGTAGCCACAATTGATTCTCGCAAATAAAGGGAAAGCCCAATACTAGGGATCTTGATCTTTTAAGGATTAGATAAGGGGATATACAAGGCTACATAAGGGGAAAACACAATCAGCCGCTAAGAACTAGGCAAGTAGAAGATAAGCAAAAACTAACATGGAGAAACCTTTTAGACATCCCTCTAACTACACTCTTTGCGCTCATGAGACAAACTATGCAAAAAATGCATAACCTTGGATCTAAGGGTTTCTACTACTGTATGGAACTCCAGGCTGCAGGGATGTACAGTACTGGACCAAAACACAGTAGGGTTTACCCTGATAGGGTTTCTACCTAGGGGTTTACCCTTAAGGGTTTCTACGTAAGGGTAGGGTTTACCAGTAAGGGTTTACCCCCCCCTATCGATAAATGGAGGGGGCGCTGTGGCAGGGGAGATTCATACATATCCCCCTATCGATTAAAGCTAAGACCCCCCTATTCCCTCCCCCAAAAATAAAGGACAACCCTTAAAAATTTTTTGTTATAGTTGAGTTTTGATTTTGTGGATACGAAATGAAGATTAAGATCTATACGAATACCTCTGAGAAGATTGCTGAGTTGAGTGAGATAACGTCAGAGAATCAGAAGGGATATGCTAAGAGGCATGGGTATGAGTGGGGTAGTTGTTACTTTGACTACGCTAGATTCAATGATGTCATTTTGGACAACATGAGGGATATGAGGGAGCAGTTATCCCGTGTGGATGTATTGATGGTGGTTGGTGCTGATGTGATGTTTACCAACTGGAAGATACGTGTTGAGGATATTTTGGTTGATGGGGATTGTGTTGTTATTGCGAGAGAGAGGACAGGATGGTGGCCTGTTAACAATGATGTGATGCTGTACGTTAATCGTCCTGAGACATTTAGGGTGATAGACCAGATGATTGAGGATTATGATATTTGGAAGCAGTATGTCTGGAGGACTCAGCAGCATATTTGGAATATGAAGCAAGAGCTAGATTGGGCTGATAAGGCTATTAGGATAGTAGAGGCTGAAGTGATGAATCAGAGTATGAAGAGGTGGCAGATTGGGGAGTTTATTGTCCACTTCTATGGGATGTCTATTGAAGAAAAGATAAAGAATGCTTATGCAATGGCAGCATTATTCCCTGATGGGATGCCTGTATTTAAGATAAATAATGAAGGCGTTTTGCCTAATGTCGTTGAATAAGGAGAAAGATATGGCAGGGTTTCCTATGAGGAGAGCGTTGGAGAAGAAGATAGAGAGTCTGGGAGGGATAGAGTTTGTGACATCGCATATAGCGCAGGGAATGACGATAGGACGCTTGGCTGAGTTCATAGAGTGTTCTAGACCTATGTTGTCTTTCTGGATAAACCATACTGATGAGCGTAGGGATGCGGTCCTGAAGGCGAGAAAGTTAAAGGCTGAGAAGTTAGCGGAAGAGGCTCTAGAGATTGCGGATGAGGCTGATGAGACATCTAACAGTGGTGTTAACAAAGCTAGACTCCAAGTCGATACCCGTAAGTGGATGGCCTCTAAGCTTGACCCTGAGAACTATGGAGACACTGCTAAAACCCAAGTGAATATCTCTTTGGGTGATCTACACCTCCAAGCTTTAAAGCACATGGGTAAGGTAGAAGTAGTAACCACTTTGGAAAACAATGAATAACCCCTTTATCCAGTTCATCACCCTTTATAGGGCTGATCCTGTTCTTTTTGTCAAAGAAGTACTTGGAGTAGAGCCTGATGAGTGGCAGCAAGACTTCTTAAACGCTGTGGCTTCTGGTGAGCGGAAGATATCGATTCGTTCTGGTCACGGGGTTGGTAAGTCAACTACCGCTAGTTGGGCTATGTTGTGGTTTCTTTTAACCAGGTATCCCGTAAAAGTAGTGGTAACTGCCCCTACTTCTGCCCAACTTTATGATGCTTTGTTTGCCGAACTAAAGAGATGGGTCAAAGAACTACCCCAACCCATCCAAGAGCTACTTGATGTCAAACAAGAGAGGATTGAGCTAAAGGCTTCCGCTACTGAGGCGTTTATCTCCGCAAGAACCAGTAGAGCTGAACAACCAGAAGCTCTACAAGGCGTTCACTCTGATAACGTCATGTTGGTAGCAGACGAGGCTTCTGGCGTTCCTGAAGCAGTGTTTGAGGCCGCTGCTGGTTCTATGTCTGGACACAACGCTTTGACCATCCTTCTGGGTAACCCTGTACGTAGTTCTGGCTTCTTCTTTGAGACACATAACAGACTAAAAGACGAATGGTGGACTAGACGAGTCTCTTGTTTGGACTCTACCCGTGTCAGTAAAGAGTACGTTCAGGACATGAAATCCCGCTATGGCGAAGAAAGTAACGCTTACAGGATTCGTGTTCTAGGCGAGTTTCCCCGTAGTGATGATGACACCATCATTCCTATGGAACTGCTTGAATCTGCCAAACATCGAGACACAAGAGCCTACGAAGATGCTCCTATCGTCTGGGGACTAGACGTAGCCCGTTTTGGTTCCGACTCGTCAGTTCTGTGTAAGCGTCAATCCAATGTAGTCCATACCCTAGAGCGGTGGAGGAATCTGGACTTGATGCAGTTAACAGGTGCTGTGGTGGCTCAATACGAGGCTTGTGACCACAAGAATAGACCTGCAGAGATCTTGGTTGACTCTATTGGTCTGGGAGCGGGTGTTGTTGACCGACTAAGAGAATTAAAGCTTCCCTGCCGTGGGATTAACGTGTCCGAGAGTCCTGCAATGGGTGGGACTTATTTGAATCTAAGAGCAGAACTCTGGCACAAAGCCAAGGCTTGGCTAGAGAAAAGAGACTGCAAGATCCCTAATAACGAAGATTTAATCGGAGAACTTGCAACTGTAAGGTACACATTTACTTCTAACGGCAAGATAAAGATTGAATCTAAAGATGATATTCGCAGAAGAGGACTTAAATCTCCTGACATGGCTGATGCTTTTGTGTTGACATTTGCCTCTGATGCCGCCACCATCTCATGGGGATCAAACAATTCTTGGGGTAAACCCATCAAGAGATTAATCCGAGGACTTGTTTAATTGCCGTTGCCACTTTGAGCTACCTAATAAGTAGCTCTTTTTTTGTTTAACACAATATGTTACTATTGAGCAACCTTTCTGGAGATTTCTATGAAAATGGACGATGCTGCTAAAAAAATTGGCAAAGTAATGGGTGAGTACAAAGACAAGAAGCTCAAGTCTTCTTCTGGTCAAAAGGTTAAATCCCGTGACCAAGCTGTTGCGATTGCAATGTCTGAGGCTCGTGCTATGCCTAAACGTGGAAGTCGTACTGCTACTAATCGGAGCAAGAAATGAAACAAGGTCTCTATGCCAACATCAATGCCAAACAAGAGCGCATAAAGGCTGGCTCTAAGGAAAAGATGCGTAAGCCTGGCACTAAGGGCGCTCCTACTGCCAAAGACTTTAAACAAGCGGCTAAGACTGCTAAGAAAAAATGAGTGCGGCTTGGA